TAACCTATGAGCGAATTAGTAAAAATAACTGAACAAAATGGACAAAGAGCCGTATCTGCTCGTGAGCTACATCAATTCTTAGAGATAGGTAGAGATTTTTCTACTTGGATAAAAGGACGTATAGAGGAATATGGATTTATAGAACATCAGGACTTTGAGGTTTTCACCCAATTTGGTGAAAACTCCATTGGAGGGCGACCAGCAAAAGAATATGCCCTTACCCTTGATATGGCAAAAGAACTCTCTATGGTCGAAAAAACAGAAAAAGGAAAACAAGCCCGTAGATACTTTATTGAAATGGAAAAAATTGCTACTCAAGCAAAGACTTTACCATTCAATAAAAATAAAGAACTACAAGCTGAACTTTTTGAACTCATTCGTAACAACCTCGTTAAAGGTGATATAGTAGATATAGCCAAAGAGAAAGGACTAAATAAAAACACCTTGAAAAGTGTCCTTTACTATGGTAATTACAATGATGAGATAGTTAAAGCCTTATATGAAAGGGCTTTGTCTAATAAAAATAAACTTCGTAGTGAACTACAAATAATGATTAATGAACTGAAAAGATAATTCTTACAATGAGCCCTTTAGTACAAATAGCATATAACACCATTAAGCAGTTTGGTTTGTCAGATACAGACAAACAAGCACTTATTGATATGTTACAGGGTACTAAACAAGAACAAGAATTAAAACAAGCTCAAGAAGAATTGAAAAAAGTTCCTGATGAACTATTAAAAGAAGTAGCCGTATTAAGAGAGTTACTAAAACGAAAGCAAATCTTTCCACCCAAAAACTGGGACGGATACTACAACGGAATAAAAGTATAAATAGATTATGGAATGTAACAACAATACCCCTATATGGCAACTTACAATTGGAGAATTTTTAGAGTTTCAAAAAACTGAACTTATAAAAGAGTTATCTCTTATGTTTGCTGCTAAAAATAAAAAATACGAATATGGTATTAACGGTCTAGCTAAATTGCTTGGGTGCTCTCGTACTACTGCAAGTAAAATTAAAAGTTCGGGTGTGTTAGATGAGGCTATATTTCAAGTAGGTAAAACTATTATTATCGATAAAGAAAAAGCCCTCGAATTGTTTAACAATAGCAACAAAAATAATAAAGACAATGGACTATCTTGATTTAATAGAAAAATTTTGGCAGCTTACAGATGAAATTCCTATTAATAGCTCTGTCGTATCTACTTATTTTCTTTTATTAGAAAGGTGGGATAAATCGGGTAAAACAGACTTTGAATACCCAGATAAGCTTATTCAAAAAAAAATAAGAATAGATAGAAAAACTATCAAAATAAATAAAGAGATATTACGAAACTTAGGACTAATTAGTTACCAAGTTACAATGGGATTTCCTACTGTCTATAAAATAATTCCTGATTATGTTATTCGTAATCGTAAAGGTAAAGAAGTAACATCTACTGCAGAAAAAGAAAAAACACCTGCAAAAGTAGTGCAGCAAGAACTTGTTCCATCAGTCTCAAATATTGAAGTATTAGTGAAGGCACCCGAAATTCCTAAAGTGAATTTATCTGAAAATATTCCAATAAATACTCAAAATGAGGTAGAAGAAACTTCTATACAGAAGAAAACTAAAACAGTACAATCTAAAGTTAAAGATATTCCTACTTACGATGAGTTTTTGGAATTTGCAAAAACAATTCCTATATATAATCCTTCACTTGATGAACACATAAAAAACAAATACGACACTTGGTATTCTAATGGTTGGGTAAATGGATTTGATAAACCTATTACTAATTGGAAGCAAACCCTAAAAAATACCTTACCTTATTTAAAATCACAAAACAATAATATATTTAATATCCCTAATATAACACGACCTAAAGCTACTTACGATGAATAGTTTAATCGATATAGATATAGAAAAATATGTACTTGGCAATCTTGTTTCTGAACCTCAAGTAATAGCCCAGTATTACAATATGCTAAGTGCTAATTTGTTCACTGCTCCTGAACATCAGATAATATATAATAGCATTGTAGAAGTATGGAAAAAGTATAATACAATAGACTTAATTTTACTTGGAAAAGCATTTGAAAAAAGAAATGTACCTGAGCTTTTACAGTATTGTATTGATTTGTCCGTTTTTGCTGTGTCATCTGCTAATGTAGAGTTCCACATAATGCTGTTAGTTCAGGCTTCTGTAAGGCGTGATTTTGTGCTGAAATTTACAACTTTATTAAATATGGCACACGGAATAGAGAATGATATATTTGATATACGTGATAAAGCTTTTGACTATTTTAATAACCTATTTATAGATAAATTTATTGAAAATAATCGTCAAACACGTAAATTTCCTGAATTAGTTAATGCTGTACAAGAAAATTTTGAAAGCATTCTTAAGGGCAAACCTACAGGGTTGCAAAGCTCCCTAAATATAATTAATAAAGTATTAGGAGGCTGGCAAAATTCAAACCTTACTATTGTGGCAGGTCGTCCTGGTATGGGCAAAACTACTTTTTTAGTACAACAAATTATTGATATGGTAAAACAAGGTTATTCAGTAGGTATATTCTCATTGGAAATGTCTGCAGAACAAATTACCTCTAAAATCATTACCAACTATACTAATATACCCAACTCAGCAATACTTCGTAAAGGACTTAATGATGAACAAATAATGACATACTTATCCCTCAAAGATAATCTAATAAAGATGAATATACACATAGACGAAACATCGAGCTTATCTATTGATAACCTCAAAATCAAAGCTAAAGCAATGAAACTACGCCATAATATTGGTATTCTATTTATAGATTACCTCCAGCTTATTAGCCATCCTAAAGCAGGTAATCGTGAACAAGAAATATCATTTATTTCACGTTCTTTAAAAGGTTTAGCTAAAGAACTCAATATCCCTATTATAGCTCTTTCACAGTTATCACGTAATGTAGAGCAACGCAATGATAAGCGTCCTGTGCTCTCTGATTTGCGAGACTCAGGAGCCATAGAGCAAGATGCAGATGAGGTAATTTTTCTATATCGTCCAGAATACTATGGCATTGAGCAATGGGGTAAAGAATACAATAACGAAAATACCAATAATGAAGTAGAGATAATCATATCTAAGAACCGACACGGAGGCATACTCTCCGAGCGTTGTAGCGTCAATATGGCAACCTCAAAATTTACTGATTTAGTAACAATTTAAAATTTAAATTTTATTCAAATATGGAAAATAACGAAGATTGGTTAATCAGGACAATTTATTTTATTATAGCGTATATAGCACTTTTTATTCTTCTGTTATTATTTAGTAGTAACTTTTATGAACAATGAAACTCATAGACCTATTTAGCGGCATAGGTGGCTTTGCCAAAGGATTTCAGCGGGCAGGCTACCAATTTACAGAGCACTATTTTTCAGAGATAGACAAACACGCAATTGCAAACTATAAACACAATTTTCCAAATGCAAACTACATCGGAGATATTACCTCTGTTCACGGAGGAGACTTTACAGGAATTGACATTATCACATTCGGATCGCCTTGCCAAGATTTCTCAATGGCTGGACGGCGTGCCGGTCTCGCAGGCGCAAAAAGTAGCCTTATCGAGTACGCAATTGCCCTAATTACTTGCGTCCGACCAAGTGTATTTATCTGGGAAAATGTTAAAGGAGCATTCTCCTCAAACGCTGGCGCAGACTTTTGGGCAATTCTCCAAGCCTTTGCCAACATTGGGGGTTATAGACTTGAATGGCAATTGCTTAATACAAGCTGGGTACTCCCCCAAAATAGAGAGCGGATATACCTTGTTGGACATCTTGCAGGACGAAGTCAGCCAGGAGTATTTCCTATCCGAGAAGATGATTGCCTTCCTACAACAAAAACGCAAAGTCAATTTCAAACCCAACTTAGTGGAACAATCAAAGCCAATGGCAATATGAATGCTGATGATACATACATCATTCCTAAAACTGCAAGTACCCTCACAGGAGGCGGGCATTCTGGAGGCTTGCACTCTGATATGACGGTAATACAAGTCGGTACTTACCGCACGCATAACGATGGCAAGGGATTTAGAGAGGTGAAAAAAAATATTGCCCCTACTATTCCAGCAAGAGCGAGGGAAGACGGTAGCGGTATGCCCGTAATACGCCAACTCCCACGAGGCAAAAATAAAGGTGCAGATCTCAAAATCTGCCCTACCATATCAAGCAACGCCTTTCAAGAGAATAATCTACTGTGTGGCATACGCAGATTAACAGAAATAGAATGCGAACGCTTGCAAGGTTTTCCAGATAACTGGACACAATACGGCAACTACAACGGCAGAAAAAGGCGCATATCAAAGACAAAACGCTACAAACTCATCGGCAACGCCGTAACCGTAGATATAGTAGAATTAATAGCAAAACGATTAAAATTTAGATATGAAGAAAAGAAAAGAAATAATTGATTTTTTAAGTAGAGTATTTGTTGTAGAAATAAATAAAAAAGAAATAATTGATTTTTTAAATAGAGCATTTGTTGTAGAAATAAATAAAATAAATGTTCAAGAAATTGAAAAAAAGTACAAAGAAGCAAAAATCTTTCTAATAAGAGAAATAATCTTTCAATCAAATATTATAGGGATTGTTTTTTATTCTTTTAGGTTTACGAAAGATACTTTTAGTAGCATTGATGAATATGGAGATGAATATGGAATTTTTTATTCTATATTATTTATAATATTTAAATTAACGATAGTGGTTTTAATTCTTTTGAGAGCAATTAATATATATGAACTATTGAAATATAAGGCAAAAATTAAAAAATACTATCATAATGAGAACAAAAAAACAAGTTTTAGGCATAAACAAGTAAATTACTAAAAGCAATTACAATATGAACGACAAAGTAAAGGAAAAAATCGCAAAAGTCTATGAACTCGTAAAACGAGGCGTAGCAGGAGAGCAGAAATCAGCCGAGAAAATGCTAAACAAACTGCTTGAGAAATACAACATTTCAGAAGAAGAGCTTAATAATATCACAGAAAAAGAGTATTACTTTAAGTACTCCTCTGATTTAGACCAATGGCTATTTATGCAACTCATTAACTATTTCTTTAAGGATAAAAGCTACAAAGTTTACCGTATTAAAGGTAGTGGCGTAAAAGAATTTTCAATACAGATGCCCTACTTAGATTGGGTAACATTAGATAGTGCCTACGGCTATTTCAAAGCACATCTAAATCAACAATGGCGCAAACACGGCTTGCCAATAGTCAATCGTTGCCGAACTACCAAAACCAAAAACAAACGCCGTCAGGAAATGCAAGCAAGTTTTTTTTCGTTATACATAATTCGTTCAGGTATTTATCACCCATCACAAAATAGCTCTTGTCGCCTTAGTGAGGAAGAAATAAAAAGACGAACTATCCTTCACGGAGTTGAGGGCGGCAAATACACACAACAAGTAACCACAGGTCTATATTTAGAATAACCTTTTAAACACTATTTAAACAATGGATAAACAAGAAATAATTAAAGAATTAGAAAAGGTAATCAAAGCCCTTAAAAAAGTAGAAAAGAATACCCTCTTATTCAAAGAGATATTAAGCGATTTGTCTTTAGACCTTACCCAAGCACTCATAGAGGATAAAGATATAAAGTCTTTATTTGATAAAATAACAACACAAGTTGATGAATTAACCCAAGAGTGGAGTGCCGAGTAACACCCCCTTAAACCATAAGCAAAAATGAATAAAGAAAATTACCCCACTTGGCTTGTGCCTATTGACATTGCCAAAGAACTCAAAAAAATAGGTTTTAATGAACCTTGCTTGTATTATAACTCTGAAGCAATAAGTGGTATGGGATATCAATGTATAGAAATAGAAGAAAGAATACATAATGAGGATCCCAATGTTATAGAACTGAGAGAATTGAAGTATTTCAATTATAATAAGAAAAAAGGCTGTACATCTATTCCTACTTGGGAACAAGTCTTTAAATGGTTTAGAGAGCATAATTTACATAGTGAAATATGGTATAAAATAGGACACTATGAAGAAGACGGAGAAGTAAAAGAAACTCCTCCATATAACTATGGTATTCTAAACAAAAAGGCAGAGCCGCTGAACGCTGAATATTATTTTTGGTTTTATGAAGATGCTCGACAAGAACTTGTATTAGAGCTTATTAAAATTTATAAAAAAATGAATGAAAAACCTACTTGTAACCGTATCAGGAGGGCGTAGCTCGGCACGTATGGCACAGCATATACAAACCCACCCTAAGTATGCAGACTATAATAAAGTTTTTGTTTTCTGCAATACAGGTATGGAACGCCCCGAAACTATCGCCTTTCTCAAAGATATTGTAAAACATTGGCAAATACCCCTAACCCTTATCGAGGGCGTGTATTCCACCGAGAAAGGGGTAGGAGTAGGCTATAAGGTAGTAGATTTTGAAACAATGGATATGCAGGCTCAAACCTTTGCTAATATGATAGCCCACAAGAACAAAGGTATATTCAGTGGACTACCCAATATGAAAGCCCCTTACTGCTCCGAGAACCTTAAAAGCCTCCCCAGTAAGAAGTTTGCTGATAATATTTTTGAAAAGGGTAACTATCAAATAGCTATTGGTTATCGCAAAGAGGATATGCCTAAGCGCATCAGCTGGGCAGAGATAAAAGCCGATACTAAGCGCATATTCCCCTTGCTAACAGACTTTGAAGCACCTATAGGACAACAAGAACTCAATGCTTTTTGGAGTGCCCAACCTTTCAAACTTGGCATACACAACAAACTTGGTAATTGTGAATTGTGTTGGAAGAAAAGCACTACCAATCTAATTGAGAATATCAAACACGGCACCCGCTTTATTGACTGGTGTAAAACACAAGAAAGCACCTATCAAGGCACAATGTTTCGTAACCACTTAAGTATTGACGATTTAGTGCGTATGGCAGCCCAATCCAATCAGCTAAGCCTCTCATTTGAGTACGAAGACGGCTGCGTATGTACCTTTTAACAAATAATTTAACACTAAAAATATCAACAAATGATAACAGAAATTAAAGAGGGAGCGTTTATTTATTGCTCTAAGGATAATATGCCATATAAACTCATAGGAGTTATTACAGAAGATGGGCTAAACATATTTTTGAAATTGATAAGAGATTGCTTCGTTTTTGAGGGAGTAAAGTATGAATTTAGAGAAACTTATGATGTAACTGTATCTCTTATTGAGAAAAGAGAGACAGCGTTTAAGAACTTGAATTTTAAATTAGAATTTAAGACTATTGATTTCTGTGATATGGAAAAAATAAATACTAATATATTTTTAGGCAAATTGATATAAATATCATATTTATTAAATGTAATAAAAAATGAATAAAACAATCCAAGAACTTGTCCCTCTTATCCAAGAGTGGGCAAAAGAAAGGGGTATATTTGACAAAAGCACCCCATTTGACCAACTCCTTAAAACCCACGAGGAAGTTGGTGAACTCATCAAGGCGTGTTATGACAACGACAAACCCGCTATTCAGGACGCCATAGGCGATGTAATGGTAACACTTATTAACTACTGCTATAAGAAAAGAATAGACGTATTAGAGCAAATCAATGATGTTTTGACTTTTGAAAGAAAGCGAGAGAATAGCAAAGTAGTATTAGCATTAAGCATTCAAGATAGTTTAACTCGTCTAATGAATGCTAATTTTAGATTGTTAGGGATAGGAGGAGAAACGCCCTTTTTGTATTTTTATGAAATCATTACTATGATTGGTTATTTAGATGATATAGCTTTCTTAGAAAGCACCACCATTGAGGAGTGCCTAAACATCGCTTACAACGAAATCAAAAACAGAAAAGGCAAAATGATTAACAGAAAATTTATCAAAGATGAAAAATAAAAAATACACCTTTTGCAAAATATTAGACCTTGAGGATAAGCAAATTCTTATTCGAAAAGATTATTGTGAGGAAGATTGTTACAAAATTAAAGTATCTACCTTTAATGGAGAAATATTAAGCTGTTTTTCTTTTGGTTATATAAAAGAGGAAGAAGCAGATGAATGTTTTGATTCAATGACAGAAGAAGAAGTATTAAGATATTTAAAAAATATAGAAGAGAATAAAGATGAGAAATAACAACTACCCCACTTGGCTTGTACCATTAGAGGTGGGCAAAAAACTCAAAGAAATAGGTTTTGAAGAGCCTTGTGTGTTTTATCACGATGAGAATAATACAACATCACCTGTTGTTGTAACACCTAATTTTGAAGAAGAAAATTTATCATATGAGAATCGAAACTTACTTTCTCATCAGACTTCTCTTCCTGTTTGGACAGAAGTATTTACTTGGTTTAGAAAAAGGGGGTTATATGGTTTCATTACTTTTGATAACACTTATCCTAATTCAGAAAGTGAAACTTTTTCTTTTGAGATTAGAAAAATTAATCGCAAACTCATATACGGCTCGGAAGAGAATAGTACTGATAAGTTTAATTGCTATGAAGAAGCTCGTGAAGCCCTTTTCCTTAAACTGATAGACCTTTATAAAACCGCAAACCAATGAACACCGAATTGTTAAACTATAAAATAATTAAAAATTTATTACACCAAAAAACAGTGAAACTGGCAAAAAGTTTCAGAAGATAGCCGACAAATTAGATGTTTGCTTTGAAAACCAAAAAGCATTAACCGAAAAATACGGCTTCACCTCGTGGCGAGGAGAACGTTGGGTAGTAGCAGGGAAACTAATAAAAATACATTTTAAAATGGCAAAAGTAAAATCAAAATCAAAATCAAAAAAAGAATACATATTTATTAGAGAAAAATATAAAAAAGACAAGTATTTATTTGATGAGTGGGAAAAATATGATAGTATTTCCAAAAGAATATTATGTTATTCGGGCAAATATAACTATTGCAAAGTAGAATATATTAGGGTAAAGGAAGAAGATGAGATAACTGTAATTTCTCTTATAAGGGAAAAGATAAATGTATTTCAAAATTCAGAATTTATAAAGAAAAATTGTGAGGCATACATAAAAATAAACAATAAGGAAAAAAAAGTTACAACCAAAAAATGGCTTGATGTACTATATGAAATTAAAATTCTAATTAAAGATGACAAAAGGAACGATAGAATACTTGATTTATTAGAAATAGATTTTTTAGCTCAAAAAGACAAAAAAAACTATAGTGAAGTGTTTAGCTATATCTCTAATGAGACTATACTAAAAAACTTAATGCTAAAGAAAATCACAAATGAAAAAAATCTATTCAAAGCATATTTTAAATCAAGGTTCAACAACAATATAGACAAATTACCTCTAAGCAAAGCAAAAGAAATAATAAAAAGAGAAGATAGCAACTTATTCTTTAGGATACTAAGGACTTCTAAAAATCCTCATATTACCATAAACAATTACAATACTATTCTTAAATATCCACATATAGAAGATTTAAGTTTAGAAGCTCATTATTTGAAAGAAAAAATAAATTACAATAGAAGCCACAAATCTTTAAATGAAATACATTCAGAGATGAGTAACAGAATATTGGAAGTACAAATACAATTCTCTAAAATAGAGAATAAAAACATATATCAATTAGCTGAAAATATTCCTATCAAACACAATATTTATTTGTTACAAACAGAATTAGATTTTTTTAGAGAGGGGAAATTACAAAAAAATTGTATTTATAGCTACTATCAATCTGTTAAATATCCTCCTTTAGAAAAAAGTAAAAAGAGAAGTAAAGAAGACATTTCATTTTTCTTTTCATATAGGGAAGCGACACTTCCTGAAGCTACATTAGAAGTTGTATTTAAATGGGATTATAAAGCTAAAAAATTTGAAGACCATTATTGGTTTAAACAAATTTACGGAAAAAGAAATACACTATTGAAAAAAACTTTTGAAGAGAAAATTGAAAGAGACTTTGAAAAATACTATAGAGAGGTATTAACAAAACAACTTATACCCATAGATTGAATTTTATAGCACAATTAAAACAATGATAAATATTTTTTTTGGATTTTATCAATAAAATGCATACTTTTGCACAATTAATAACTAAACATATAACGCTATGATAAAGAAAATCTTATTACTCACTATCGCTGCTGTATCATTTGTTGCTTGTTCAAAATCAGACAAAGACGCTCCTGTAGACAACGGAAACAGGGGTAACGACAAACTTTTAGGAACTTGGGTAGGTACATACGATATTATCGCAGAAAAACCTGAGCAACAAGTTAGACTTGTAGAATTATTAAAAGCACAACACAATTTAATGGAAAGAACTTTTAATATAAATTCTGAGTTCAAAAAGACACGTGCTGTATTTAGTAATAACAATAATGGAAATTACTCTTTCAAATACTTTGATGAAACAGGAAAGATTGAATATGGAGGGATAAACTACACAATTAAAGAGAATAAAATGATAGACATTGAAACTAATAATCCCGCAAGTACTTATTTATTTGATGGAGATAATAAACTAAGTGCTGAAATGCTTGATTATTTCTTATTTACCATAGATACAGAAAATTCAAGTAAAGAGCTTTCAGCTGAAATAAAAAAATTAAACTTAGATATTACCAAACCTACTGATATACAAAAAATATCAGAATTAACAACAATATTTCAGCAAAAGCATACATTGAAATATAAACTTAAATGGCATTTAGTTCGTCAATAAAAAAATATCTTTCGTATATAAAAAAGCACCCCTGATAAGCACAAGCCTATTAGGGGTATTTTTTTAGCGTTTAAATGCTTTATAAACGTGCTTTTCCTGCTCTTGGGGCATTTCCTTTTCTGCAGTATTTTCAATTGTTTTTGCTGCCTCTTTTGACACTTCGTTTTTTGGAGGGCGTATTTTGAAAAACGTTTTATTCTCTGCAGCACGCTCTTGTACATAGTCTATCTGCGGAGCGTTTAGCCGTTCCTGCTTCTCTTGTTTGTACTGAGTTATGAGCCTTTCTCGGATAATAGGCAGCTCCTCTTCGATAGCCTTATCTAAAGCAGCTATTTTTCTTTCTGCAGTCTCTTGTTGGTGCTGAAAATCGGCTATATTAACACCTTTCTTTGCCAATTTTTCAATTACCTGCTCAACTGATTTTTGAGCCTTTTCTACTTGCTGCGCTCTAAAGGGTAGATTTTTTTTCCAATAATCATCTTTTTCAGCCCATTTTTGCATATTTTCATAGTCTTTTTTCTCTTTTAAATATTCAGCATATACTTTGGTATAATCTTCAAACTTACGAGAGATAAAACCTAAATCGGCAGCGTGTTTGGTTTTCTCATTTTCATAGCGTTTCTTCAATAACTCTATTTCAATATTAGCACGTGTTTCAGGGTCGGTAATAATAGCTGTTTTAAGCTCTTGTGTATCTATATCTGATACATCAATAATATTAGCCCCTTTTTTCATTGCCTCCATATAGCGTGACTGTTTAGCTTGCAGCTTTTGTAGCATAAATACATCTATGCTATCATTAGTAAGCATATAGTTCACACGTACATTTTCCCATTGATTACCTTGTCGCCAATAACGTCCTTCTATTTGCCGTAATGAGGTGAAGTTATAAGGAACAGTTAAAAGATACATATCAGAGGTTTTTTCTTGCAAATTCATACCCTCTTGTATAGCCTCTGAACCAATGATTACCTTCACTTTTCCTGCATTAAACTTCTCTTGTATATCCAAACGTTGATTTTTGCTTATACCCCCCGTAATAATACCTATTTCATCAGCTTTATAGCCTACTTCATTTATTAAGTATTCTTTGAGTCTTGGAAACTCTGAAACACCCAATTCTGAATAAATAATTTGTCCTGCTTCGGGTTTATCAGCTTTATTCTGCCGTATTAAGTCCATAGTGAGTTTAATTTTAGGTGAGTTTTCTACAAATTCTTTAGTAGAAGGTTTTTCTCCTTCATATTCTTCATACAGATAGGGTGAAATAGCAATTTTGCGGGCATTAAGAATATGAGTTAAGATAGCACCATCTTTAGTATCATCTAAAAGTAGGTTAAGAGTGTTATACATACTTTCAGTTAATTTATTCTGCTCTATCTTATATTCTTTATTGATACGATTAGGGCGTACTAACTTAGGATTATCCTCTTCGCCTTTGATGTCGATAAACTCGGATAGGAGCTGCTGAAATAGGGCGTTATTCTTAAATCTACGTACATTAGTTTTAAACTTGATATCACCTTTAGCGTCAATCTCCATATCGTTGTCAGCCTCCATAAAGGTTTCAAAGAAATTGTTTACATTGAAATAGCCTGATTTTTCTAATCGCTGATTAGCAATTAGAGATAACACAGAATAATACTCCAATGGTTTATTAGTGAAAGGGGTTGCAGAAAGTAAAGTAACATTGCGCCCATCGTACTTATCTTGTATATATTGCGAGGCTACCCACGTATTGAGTCCTAATTTTGAGGGGCGTTGGTTTTGGCTTCGAAAATCAGAGTTAAAACGCCTGTCTTCGATACGTACTTTGTCTACAATATGGTTGGCATTATGTGCTTCGTCAAAAGTGAGGTGGTCAAACCCAAAATCTTCCCAGTCATAGACCTTCCCTCTTTTCATTATTCCTTGTATTTTCTTTTCTTTTGCAATGGCTATTTCTATTTCACGCATTGTTTCATCAGAAACACCTCCTGTAATAGGATTTTCTAAGCTATCCACATCTTTTTTGTTTATATAAGAAAATTTCTCAGCTAATTTTTGCGTAATTTCATCTCTAAAACCAATGTTCTGAAAACCTTCGTAAGTAACTAAGGTTATTTCACCGTCTTTATTATCAAAGTGAGATAGGTCGTAATCTTTACCAAGGTTACCTAATACATTCACTTTAGCATTAGGAATAGCCTCATAGATAGTCTCTACCCATTGCTTTAAAATGCTGTCATTAGGTACAACTATAAGGGGGCGTTTGGCATTGCCCCGCTCCATAGCTTCGTGCATAGCAAGTATTCCTGATAGGGTTTTACCAAATCCAACTTCGTGAGCTAATAACCCTACCCCTTTTGTTGTCAATCGTCCAATACCTGCACGCTGTACTTCTGTCAATTCTAAAGGCTTGCCTTTAAAGTTTTGGTTTATCTTAGAAAATAAAGGAAACTGTGAGTAGTCAGGAATGTGGAGGTTATTATACTTACGGTTGAACTCATTTACAAAACGTTCTTTAATATCATTTGGGAGCTCCTCACGAAGGAACTTCTGAAAGAGGTTATTGGCTACCTCTTTACGGCGTTCACGTATCAAGGCATTACGCTCTTTATCACTCCCTGTTACAGTTTGATTGTCTACAAATTCTTTCACTTCCCAAGAAGAAGAAGGTTCAAGAGCTTGTGAAGGTAACTTTGAAACAAAGTCTTTAAAACTTTCGGCTAAATTATAATTTACTTTAACCATATCATAACGCCTCATATATTGGTTATAAACTTCTTTTTCAACTTTACCCAAATCAAAATTATGCACAAATTCGTGGTTAGGTGATATAACAATATCTTCTAACTGCTTCTTAGGTGGCAAAACGCTTTCAAGTAAAGCCTTTTGCTTGTTATACTGTGATTTCACTTCCTCATCGTCTAATCTGCCTGCAAAATCAATAGTCAAACGTTCTAATTTTTCGTATATATCCCCCTCTGCATAGTAAAAGTCGTGTATATATTTACCCTTATAATAATTTGCATATTGCTGGTGCTTTTGGTAATTATTTAACTCACCATCATAATTAGTATCAGCAAAGGCTTTTACTTGCTTTGGAGTAATGTTAAGGCTGTTTTGCAAAGCCGTATCAACCACTGTATCATTCTTAACAAATTGGTATTTAAGTACTTTTTTACTAATATCAGGAGTTGATTGTACCTTGTATTCACCTGTATTTTCTTCAGATTGTTTGTGCCTGGCACTTTTAGTAGGGATTGTAACATCTTGTGATTTTTCTTCTTTCTCAGGTTTAGGGCTGTATGACTTTATTATATTATTAGCTTTCTTGGTTATATCAGTAAGCTCTTCCTTAGTAAATTTTGCACCTTTTCTTTCAAGTTTCTTCAATAAAGCAGCATAATTATCCCATTCAGTAAGAATAGCTAATGATTTGAATTTAATATTTTGAAAAACAATAATTGTCTGTTTTACTTTTTCTTGAGCTTCTGTAAGCAAAGTATTGTATTCATCATTAGGAACTTTTTCTTTTTTTTCTGCAATAGAAACTTTAGTCGCTGGAAGCGTGGGGGCATTATCAAACGCTGCAAACATATCAAGTTGTACACCTTGTGAAACTTGTTGTGCTTTCTGTGGAACTTGCTGTGTTTTCTGTGAAGTAAATTCTTGCAAGCGAGTAAGAGCTTCGTCCAGATTTCCTTTGATATAGTCTTCTTCACGCCCAAATCTATTTTTTTTCAACACTGTCTCACCCAATACCTTTTCGGGGTTCTGTTGGAAATAGGTTGTTATATCGTGTGATTGCCGTTGGCTATTCTTTTTAAGGATAATAATATCAGTGCCTATATCAGTAGCTTTAAAAGCTCCATTTGGCAATCGGTAGGCATCTGTTAGCTCTGCACCTGAAAGCTTGTCGGCTCTATTAAGCCAACTAGAAGGGAGTACCATTGCCAAGGTACCTCCTTCATTCATTACATCGAGGGAACGTTTTACAAAATAATCTTCGTAGCGAGTTAGTTTTGTTTCTTCACCTAAACCTAAATAAAGCCCTCTGTGGCTACCATAAGGAGGGTTACCCACTACCAAATCATATTGGGGGGTAAAATCTTTTTTGGTACCATTATCAGTAACAAATTCCGTTTCAAACGAACGTAGGTTTACTTGCGTATCAGGATGTAGAAGTTTAGTTATTTTAGCAGTAGTATCATTGATTTCAAAGGCGGTTACATTCGTTTTTACCCCTAAATCGGTGGTAGCGTGTAGGAAATTGCCCATACCTACGCTGGGTTCTAATATATTGATAGCAGTTTTGCCTTTAAAATTATCTTTGATAAGATTGCGAACGGCATTTACCAGCTTTTCATCAGTGTAATACTCGTCTAATACCCCTCGATTATCTTTGGTAATACCACCACTTTTGTAATGATTGACTATATCTTTGATATTGTCAGTAATGGTTACACCCTCTTTGATCTTTATAGTATTGTCTTTATCGACAAAAGTCAGCAAATTTACCAAATCTTTTATTTGTTCATTGCTGACTTTGTTGCCTTTTGCTATTTTGGAGAGGGAAGCGACTTTGTTTATAAGGGTAAATCGTTCAAATCCAGTAATAGCTGTCTTACTATCTCTTTCACTTCGGGGTCTGTCTCCTTGAGAAGTATTCTGCTGAGTTTCGCTTCGTCCTTCTGCTTGTGAAGATTGAATATCTCTTTCATTTTCCTTCCCTTCTCTTGTTGTCTGAGGGCTTCCTGAAGTACTTCCTCCGGTACTTCGGGTTCGGCTGGCATTAGGGTCTTTCCTTGTACTTCCAACTGCTGATAGTACTTCCTGTTGTGTTCCATTATCGCTGCCCATTTCGGAGTTTCCTCCTCGTCCTCCCAAATCGCTCCGCTCTGTGCTGCTAAGTCCATTTCCAACATTGTTGCTGCCCATAGCTTGTCGGCTTGTGTTATTTCCGTCTTGCTGGGGTTGGCTTGGTGTGATAGTTTCTCTAAGGTTTGGTCCAGGTGTTTGTTCTCCCACTGACTTAGGTGAGGATACTCTATTGGATTCAGTTGTAAAGCTTCCATTTTGTGAGTTAATTTGTATGTTATTTTCATTGGCAAATGTACGACTTTTATTTTGATTTTGCAAGGGTTTGAACACTTTTAATAAAAAGTCATTAAGGTCATTTACTTCTCCTTTACCTATACCATAAGCCCCTCGTTGGTCTATACTGTTTTTCAGATTGTTAAGTATAGATTGGGTTGCGTCATTGCCTGCTTTATCACCATCTAAAAAAAGATGTATTTTACCTGCGTAGTTCTGAAATTGCTGAATGAAAGTGCCTGTATTGGTTACAGAGTTTAGTACGACTAATGTACGATCATTAGGTTTCCCATTATCTTTAGCCATTTGTAAATAAGAAAACATATCAGTCATTCCTTCAAAGACTACGGCTTCGTTGCGAGTACCAGGAATAATAGATATATCACTTGCTCCAACCTTAGCTTTATCATAGGGCTTGTTTAGAAGACTTTTGACATCATAGCCTCCTGATTGATTAGGTATACCTATACCAAAATAATCTTTACCTGATGTTTTATTATGATACTGCACTTGTTGGGCATATTGTTGTAGTATCTCTTTTGAGATACCACGACCAGCAAAATAAGCTAATAGTTTGTCATTATTGGGTACAGATGTACGAACAAGAACGTTTTTAGGAGTGAAATCGGCTTCTTGTACAGGTGTAGATATTTTATTTTGAGTGTTTTGTTTTTCAGGAATATAGGTGTTAGAAAAATCTTTAAGAAAATCTACTGCTTCTTTCCAAGACTTGTTCTCAAATTTCATTACTGCTTTAATAATTTGTCCGCCTTCCCCCGCTTTAAAGTCGTAATAACCTTTTCTAGGGGTATCGCTTACTGAATATTTTTCGTTGTTGCTAAGAAAATAGTAATCGTGCCCTCGCTGTCGGTCAAATTTTAAGTGTCCTTTTTGAGCAAGGTAGTGAAAGTACTCTACTATGGAGGTATTATTAACTATATTTTCAATATCTTGTGGGGATAATAATTGTTGTTTTGCCAT